AGTCAGCTAAATAATTAGATATATTTTCTTTTAATGTAGTGTTTGATTCGTTAGACAACCTACCATTTCTATCTAATGTTAAAATATAAACAGCAATTTTATTTCTATCTTCAAAAATACCATTTCTAAATGGAGTACCAAAATTACCTGGCATTTGTGCAATCCTAGTTTGATAGTCTTTAATTGTTACAGCTCTATTTTGTGAGGCAAAGTTATATTTAACCATGTATCTTATTTCTTCGACTGTAGGTGCGTCTTTACCACCGACAGCTGGTAAAATATTATTTACTTTTAATGTCTTTTTAACACTTTGATTAATTGTAGCAGAAGGTCCATTAATTACCATATCTAAAAGTCCTAAATTAGTAATTGTATTTGGACCTACATTAGTATCACTACCACCACCAACACGATATTTTATGAATAATGTTGTATTTGCTGTGTGTATTTCACCTAATGCCATGTTGTTTATAAAGTTTCCTATTTGATTAACTAAACTAGGGTCAACGTTAAAATCACATAAACTACTTATATTTTGTGAACCAGCACCAAAAGTTATTTTTGTAAAACCTAAATCAGTATATTCTTTAATAAATTTTTTAGATGTAGACATCCATTTACCTGGCGTAACTGTAGTATTTTGAGTCACTCTATTGTTATCAGTGATAAAAACTTTATCTTCAGATAATGATGACATTTCATACCATCTAATATTACTATTGTTGAATTGTGAATTTGTTGGTTGACCTTGTAAATTTGTACCTGGTAATGTAATACATGATAATACTTCAGTAACGTTATTATCTGGTAATATAATTTCTAAAAAAGGAATAACATCTTGTGTTGTTAAGACTCTTTTAAATATTTTTGTCGCCCCATTAACAACCATTTCTCTTTTTGTTAACGTATAGTTTAATACTGTACCGTTAGCATTGATATTAGGTATTACTATTCTATTAGGGATACCATTTTTATTAAATGGGCTTGAAAAGTCTGTATCATAAAGCAATTCAAATACTTTACCAGCACCATTAAATTGTGACCCAGCTCTAAGCAATGGAGCATATGATACATCAAAAGTATCACCAAATACTGGTATTGTAATACTTACATCTACAATTGTTGAACTAGCACGCTTATTTGGAATGTTTAATCCAAATGTTCTAGCTAATGATAACAACGAATGTCTTTCTTGTGCATAATCTATTTGTGTTTCAGCAAACATTCTGTCTGTATTATGGGATAACATATCCCCAACAGCAGCGTTTAAATCTATTAACATCTGACCTACAGATGCATCATTATAGTCAGCATAGATATCTGGATAATATTGTTTTACATAATTAATTAGGTCTGTTCTAATATCGACAAAGTTCCTAGAGTCGTAATTTACATTTGGCATAAAATTATAATTTAATTACTATTATATCGGTTGTTTCAAAAACACCTTCAGTTATTACATATTGCATTGTTACAACAGCAGCATATTCACTTTCATCAGATTGTTCAATTTTTAATTCAGTGAAAGTTAATTTTGGCATGAATTTTTTTGTAACTGTTCTTATTTCTTCCAGAATACCAGCGTAAGTTAATTCATCATTTGGTTCATATATAAATTTTAACAAATTTGTCCCAAAATCTGGCATGTATAGTCTTTGCCCTCTTTGAGTTAATAGTAAATGTAGCAAATCAGCTTTTAAAGCTTGATTTGGGTCTTCATTCAAATCTAACAAAAAACCTTTTTTACTGTCTTTGAATGGATAATTTATGTTGATATACTTAGCCATCTTTATATATTTTTAATGCATTATTTATAGATAAATATAATAACTAAAAATTTTTATAAGTAAATATGGTAAATAAAAAAAAGGGACCGTAATAGCCCCTTATTTTTTTTAATGTTTATTTTATTTTAAGCTGAACACCCAAAACACTCGAATTGACTGTCTTTTGGTTTATCAGCATTTTGTATAATTTGATTAGACGCTAATTTTGAATTTGCTTCTAATTTAGATTTAGTTCTAGTGTAATAAACACCAGTTTTTAATCCACCTTTCCACGCATACATAAGTGCACTAGCAATCTTACCATATTTAGCGTCAGAGTGATATAAGTTCAACGACTGTGATTGGTCAACAAATTTGTTTCTGATTATCGCTAAATCTAATAATACTCTTTGAGGGATTTCCCAAACATCTTTGTATCTGTATCTAACGTCTTCTGGTATCTCAACAATATTTTGAACACTACCTTGGTTGGCAATTAATTTATCAATTATTTCTGGCGACCATAAGTTTAATGAAATTAATTCATTTACCAAATATTTGTTTACAACCAAAAATTCTCCTTGACCTACACGTCTAGTAAATAAGTTAGCAGTTGCTGGTTCAAATGATTCAAACACACTCAATAATATTGCAGAAGACGCTGTTGGCATAAATCCTAAACCTAAACTGTTTAACATTGGAATTGGCTGCCCTTCTGGTAGTGGTGACCAACCTTCGATGTAAGTTTCACCTTTTGAATACGGACTATCTTCCCATGATGGATAGTTTTTATCTTTTACAATAGCCAATCTCATTGACTCTTCAACGAATGCTTTATACATTGTTTCAGTGATATCTTTGTTCCATTGTTTAGCTTCTTCACTCTCATAAGAAATTTTTCTTTTAGCAAAGAAGTCAGCCATACCAGCAACACCAATAGCCAATGCTCTTTGGTCCATACCAGCAGCTTCACTCCAATCATCAGACCATTTGTTTTTATCAACAACTTTGTTCAATGCTTTAACCAAAATTTTGGTTGATTTAGCAATTGATTCCAAAGAATCTTGTTCAGCCAAATTGATTGATGCCAATGTACATTGTGGTGTATACTTAGGTCTAGACGCTTGGAAAATCTCAATACATAAATTAGATTGTTTGATAATACCAATGTTTCTTTGCATGTTGCGTTTGTTCGCATTATCTTTGAACATAACGTATGGTTTTCCACTTTCTACTTGTGATTTGATAAGTGAGTCAAAGATGTCTTTAGGGTTAACTTTTTTACCCAATCCTAATTCAACAGCTTTATAATATTCAGCTTCAAATGCCTCTCCATGCAACTCATAAAGTGGTGTTAATCCAGCTTTTTTAATGTCATTTGGACAGAACAAATACCAATCTTCATTATTTTGTAGTTTTTCCATGAATAAATCATTGATTACTACAGAAGTAAATAAATCTCTAGTTCTTAATTGCTCATCACCAATAGGCAACGTTAAATCTAAGAAATCAAAGATATCTCTGTGCCATACTGATAAGTATAATGCACAACTTCCAGAACGAGAACCTTGTTTATAGAATCTCATTTTAGCTTGTACCATATCGGCTAATCTTACGACACCACCAGCGTTACCTTTAAACGATTCTACGATACTATCCTTGCTTCTAAGAGGGTCAATTAGTAATCCGATACCAGAACCTTCTTTAGATGCAGAAGCTATCTTAGTAAGCGTATTTTCGATTCCTTCAAATGAATCATCTTCCAAGTGTGTTAGGTTGCATGAAATCATACCGTTTCTTTCTGGTACACCAGCGTTTGTATAAGTCGGTGTAGCAAAGTTTGCTTTTTTGGTTGTAATTTCATTTAGTAACTCTAAATAATCCTCTTCGTTGTCATTATGTAAATAACCAGCTACACGATTATACATGCATGATGGTAATTCAACTGGTGTTTTATTTTCATCTTTGATTGAATACTTTGTCAAGAAAGTAGTTGCAGCAAAGAAGTCATAAGTTAAATCAACTGGTTGTAATTCTTTACCAATCAATTTAGATTGTCTAGACAACAAAATTCGACCACCCAATAATGAGTAGTCGGAATGTTGTATAATTTTATCAGCAGCTTTGAAAGCAATAATCTCATCAATCTCAGTGGTTGTGATATTATCGTTTATCAAAGGAATCACTTCTTGGAATAAAATATCTGAATCAACTTTTAACCCTTTGGCTTGTGTTTTGATTCTAGCTAAAATCTTATTCGGTGTGAACGCTTGTGTTGTTTTATCTCTTTTTGTTATTCTCATAGTAATTTATATTAAAAATCTTCATTAAACATTCCATCTATCGTTGTTGGTATCTCAACTCTAGTATATTCACCCTCTCTTTTCTCAAAGAAATTATTTTTAGATGATAAACCAATTCTAGACATATATTCTAATGGGTTTCTAGCATTGAACTCAGTTTTGCAACCAAAATCATTCAAAACGATATCAGTAACATACTGTACGTATTTAACCATATCTTGCTTTGTAAGACCTTGTAAACCATCTGGCATACTTTGTTCAACAAATAGTTTTTCTGCTTCGTAGCAGCTTAAAATAATGTTTCTAAGTTCATCTTTTGATAGCTTATATTCATCTTTTAAGTAGTTTTTATACAAGTTAAGTGCAAATTCATAATGGAATGTTTCATCACGTAGAATCAATTCATTCATTGCACCTAAACCTGGCATTTTGTTACGACTTCTGTACCAGAAAACCCCAGAGAAAACACTAGCAAAAGATATTCCTTCTACACAAGCAAAAGCAATAAGTCTGTGACCAAATGATGGATGACTAATCCAATTTTCAGCCCATGCTGCTTTTTTAGCAACTGCTGGATTTGTTTCCATTGAATTAAATAGTTCTTCTCTTTCAGTTAAGTTCTTGATATAAGTCTCAATCAATAAAGAGTAACCATTAGCATGTACTTGCTCAATAAATGCTTGGTGACCATAGAAGTATTGTGCTTCTAGGATTTCAACTTCATTTAAAAAGTTTGTTGCTAAATTATCAATTACTAACCCATCTGAAATTGCGAAGAAAGCTAATATATTTTTTAAGTATATTTTTTCTTCTTCTTTCAATTCATCAAATCTATCTTTAGATAAATCTGGTTCTTCAGCCACCCATGTTTGTGCTTCAGCTTTTTTGTACATCTCCCATAAATCATTGTGTATGATTGGGAAAATGGAATACCTTTTTTTTAATGTCTTGTCTTTTAAATACATTCTTTTTTTTTGTTTTTTAATTATTATTCTTCTTTTGGAACATTTAAAGCATTTAACACATTGTCTCTAGTTTTACTAGCATCAAAAACAGATGCAACTCTTTTAGTTTCGTTGACAGTTTTATCGTTTTTGTGTTGTGTTTGTGTTTTAGCACCACTACTTTGACCCATATCTATTTGTATCTTAGCATTGTCAAATCTAATATTTTCAAAGATAATACCAGATTTACCAAAACGTGATTTCAAAACAGCCATAGTTGCAGTGTTATCATTCTTTTGGTCTAATGTTTTTGCAATAGAAACAACAAAGTGTGCAATTTGTGCTTTCTTAATTGAACCACCCATTTGGTCAGCCTCAACAACATCAGCTTTGATTGAACTTCTGTTACCTTGAATTGCTGTCCATCCAGCTATGTCTAATTCAGAGAGCATTGCTTCAAATTGTCTCATAACGCTGCCTTCACCAGCATTAACATCATCAAACTTTCTAGATGGTTCAACACAATCTATGTAATCTAATAATATAATATCTGGATACCAACCTTGTGCTATTAGTTTCCTAACATATTGTCTAATGACTGGAATAGTAGTACCATCACTTGAAAACTTTTTAAGTTTCAATTGACCTTTACCATTTGTCATCTCTTCAACCATTTTCATAAGGTCTTCTTTGTGAAACGATAATGAATTTAAGTCAAAACCAGACCAACATGATAAATGCTTTCTTTGGATAACTTTTGGGTTATCTTCAAAGAATATTTGTAAAACTTTCAGCCCTTGATTCATAGCTGAATTTGCAATTTTTGTAATCATTGTTGTTTTACCAACACCGAAAGGAGCTAATATGGTAGCTAATTCTGTTTTAGCTAAACCACCGTCCATAATCTCGTCTAAACCTTTAATACCAGTTGGTATTGGTTTTCTAAAATCTTCTTCTAAAACTGTATCTATACTATCAAAAACGTTCATACCATCGTCTTTATTGTCACCATGCTCTAAAGCTTTTCTTAAAATAGCTTCACATTGTTCATAATCTTCGATGTTACCTTTGCTTATGATTTTATTAATCTCAGTAATAGATTTTTTCATTTCTTGCTGCTTACAAAATTTCATAGCTATATCTTTGATTTTATAACTATCATTTAAATCAGCTTCTTGTATTTTTCTAAGTTGAGATATTAAGTACTTTCTTTGCTGCTCGTTATCAACATCCTCTAATAATCTAATTTGTAAACTACTAAAATCTGGGATAACGTCATCTTTGTCTTTAGCTTCTTTCAACGTGGCAACTACGATACGTAAATACGCATCTTCAAAATAATTTGGGTCTACTATGTCTAAAATGTTATTAGCGAATCGTCTATCTGTTAACATTTGTGCTATGAATCTTAACTGATAATCATAACCCAAATAAGCCAAACTATTTTTATCTATTTTTGCCATTATTTTATTTTTTAAAAACTTGTTATTATAAATATATGATGGTTGGCCTAAGCACCAACCATCGTATATGATTTTTGACTAAAGTAACCTCTTATCTCATTCATGATTGATGGGATAATCTCTCTAACATCTACAGAATACCTAACTTTAGGTGGAAATAAGTTGCCGCTGAACTCACTTTTTATAACTGATTTTTTATCAACTTTAATTTCGAATTGGAAATTATCTACTTTATCAGTTGTTGGTTTTGCTACCTCTTCACTAGGTACCATGTATGGGTTAAAATTACCCCATAAATATTCCATAGATTTCTTTTGAAGATACTTAGGTATAATACCTAAACTACCAAAATCACCGTTACTAAGGCCAGTAATTCTATCTACTAACTCTTTTAATTCAAAAGACTTTAATATTTCTTCGTTGTAATCACGAATGTTAAAATATCTCTGACAAATTATATTGTTATTAATGTACAATACAAATTCAAATCTTTGTTCTTCAAACTTTTTTGAAGTGTTTTCTCTTTCTGTGCTCATATATTCTATTTTAAATTAAGTTTTTTTCTCTTTCTATTAATTTTTTAAAAGGTACTAAGTAATCTTCATTTCTTACTTCACCTATTATCTTGTCAATTCCGTCTTCATGCATGTATTGTGCTATTTTCTTTATGTTTCTACCAGTACCATCCAAAGTACCGTTTTTTAATCTTTCTAACTCAATTATTGCATTTTCTGAAATCATTGGATACTTTAAATTTACAAGTCTATTGTTAATCTCATAAATCTTTTCGCCTTGTACACCATCAGTAACTCCGTTAATGATGTTGTTTAGAACCGTTAAAGGTTTCTTTTTTTCTGTTAATCTTTGTTCTTGCAATTTTTTTGCTTCATCTATTATTTCATTTAAAGTTAATACTCCTTCTTTTAACTGTGGGAAGTGTTGCAGCAATGTTTTTAACCCTAACCCTTTAATCCCTTTTATCACATCTGATGTGTCGCCAATCATTGTTTTTATTAGGGCAGCATTTTCGACATGATAACTAAAGTACGAAGAAAAGTTGTTAATATCAACATAATTCTTAATATGTAGAAAATAAATTTTAATATCTTCGTTGATTAGTTGAGCCATATCTGTATCGTTCGTACAAATAGTGATTTTTTCATTTGGTTCTTTATTAAGACAATAATATGCTATTAGGTCATCACCTTCAATATAGTCATAGTTAAATTGCCTCACATAAAATTCATTTAAGTAAGACCAGATTTTTTGTAATTGTATTGCTTGTTCTTCGTCAATAGTTTCCGTTAGATTAACGAAATCTTTGTTGCGGTTACTCTTGTATGGGTTGTATATTTTAAACCTCTCTAAGCCGCTTAATTTACCATCCCAAAATATATAGACTTGATGGTATAAATCTTCCACTAGCATTTTTCTAACTAGTGTGATAAACTGGTATAAAGCTCCAACAAATTCTCCTTTGTCGTTGTATTCATCTTTGGCACCAGCAAATGCTCTTTTGAAAAGAGCATTGCCATCTACCAATAATGTATTTTTTATTTTTTTTAACGCTTCACCATTTCTTGGTGGTCTTTTATTCACAGCATAAATTTTAATTGTTAAACAATTGATTAAGCAGACATATCTTCTCTGCTCAACCCTATCTCTTCGGTTTGGATTTCAAAATCACCATAACCCATATCTAAATGACTACCCAAGAAATCTTTGTATTCTTTTTTGTATTCATCAATTTTATTTGGGTTCCAATAACCGTGTGGTGTTGACGCAATAGTTCCTTTTTGTTCCACACCATTAACTTGGTTTTTCTCACATCTGATTCTAGTTACAACACCAAACTGATATTCACTACCTTTGTTTACTGCTTTTAATTTATCTGTTGAGTGAGTTAAGATACCACCAAAATGGAATATCATTCTAGGTGAGTAGAAAAACGCTTCACCACCTTTGTGTTTAATAACTTTATTTTCGTTATCTAACCAAATTTGCTGCACAACAGCAAAACTTGCTGTGTAGGTTGAATCTTCACGTCTAGAAGCTGGAATTCTATAGTTTATTAACGATTTGAAACATGTCGCTAATGCACCAGCTGTCCATTGGTTGTTAGTAGTTTTAGATGTCGCACCTTTGAAACAGTTAATTGAACCAACTGAATCCCAAAAGAAAGCTACGTTTCTAGGTAGTGTACCTTCTTGTTGTGCGTCCATCATAGTATTCATGTGAAATGAAATGTCTTCAACCACTGGTTCATACCTTAATGGTTTAGTCATCATTTTACTATGTTGGTGGTCGTAAGTAGAATACATTCTTAATAAGTCTGGTCCTTGTAAAAATATGAAGTCACCAACATAATTTACTTCACCAGTTTCTTCATCAACTGTTTCTTCAAATTCAACACCAATGTTTTTAGCGTGTGTCCAGTTCCAGTTACCTTCAGTTTCATAAATAATAGGTAAAATACCTAATTTTTGACAACCAGCGATAGCTTCATATATAGCAGTTGATTTACCAGTATTTGAATAACCTCTAAAACTAGTAAAATAACCGATTGGAATCCCAGGTACCTTAACAGCATCATGAAAAGCTTCAGACAATGGAATCCATGCCAATTCTTTTTCTCTTATTTGAAAATCTAATCCTTGTGATTTTTTAAATGCACTTAAATCAAATTCTTTTTTTTCTATAGGACTTTTTGTAGGTTTTTTAGCCATTACTTTTAATTTTTAATACTTTATTATTTTAGAACAAAAAAGAGGTTCGAAAACCTCTTTTTAATTCTTTGTTTACCTTAGAAAGGTAAATCATAATCATCTTCTTCAGATGTTGCAGCAGTTTCATTAACAACTGGTTCAGCTTTAGTTGTAGAAGCACTTTGGATATTAGCTTTTACATTTTCAACTCCCATTGTTAATTCTTGTTCCATTTTTGAATCTTCAGAGGATGCATTGTTTTTCAAAGTTTCTTTGTCAACAAATTTTTTCTCATCTTTATCCCATACTGGAATACCACCTTTAACAATGATTTCTAAATATTCATAAGATTTTACTGAATATACATCTTCCCAAGTTCTTGAGTCAGATAACCATTCTTCTTTGATTTCATTATCAGTGTGTAATGGTGTTGCATCCATTGAAACGATTGCTGATACTACTGGAATGTTGTTTTGATTTCTATTAATTGTAATAGCTAAATCTCTACCATTTTCTGGGTCTGTAAAATTACGGTTAGTTTTTAACGCTGTTAAAACTCCATGAATTTTATCATAAACACCCTCTTTACGATAATCATGATTAAATCTCCAGAACTTAACTCCTTCGTCTTCACGTTCTCTGTCAATTACTTTAACAACATACATTTGACGTGCTTTGTATTTTTTAGCTAATTCTTTGTCAGATTCTTTACCAGTTGCTCTTAACGCATCGTAAGCTTCGCAAAATGGACATGGTTCGTTTTTCTCATGTTTTAAACATGCAAAAGTTTTGTACTCACCGTCAATTAAGACTTTGTGACCATGTACTTCTACGAATGGAGAAGAACCATCTTGTGTAGGTAAAATTCTGATTTCTTTAACTGCACTTTTTACACCTTCTTTGATGTAAGTGTTGAAATAATTTTTAAGGTCGTAAACCTTTTCAGCCTTTTTTTCGAACTTAGGCGAATTGTTCTTTTCGTACTGTGCTAACATTTCTGATAGCGTGTCTTTTTGATTACTCATTTTTACTCTTTTTTTTTTACTGTTATTACTTATTTATTTTACTTTTAAAATCTAAATTAAATATACTTCAAAATTTGAAAAAGTCAAGTATCTGAAACATAAATTTTATTGTTTCTAATATACTACACTAATTAACTAAATGCAAATTTTTTTAAAACAAAATAAAAAAAAAATCCTCAGTTAAGAGGATTTAATTTATTTAATATCTTCTTCATCGTAGTCGTTAAAACTATTTTTGATGTCTTCATCACTGAATTCATCAACATCTTTTTGTGTTAAAACGTATTCTTTTTCTTTTTCATCTTGTTCGTCTTTATCTTCCCAATATTCACTTATAGGTATATTGAAAGGAAACCCTTTTAAAGAAATTAATTGTTGTCTTTCAACTGGAGTTGGATTTCTTTTTTTGAACTCTAATTCTAATTCGCTAATTTTATTACCCAATGCATCCATGTTTGAAATTCTAGATTCTAAATCATCTAATTTCTTTAATAATGTTTCAGCGTTAGAGTTAGCTGCTTCTGCTGCGGCTTTAGCTTCTTCAGTTCCTTTTACAATAGATGTTACATCAATTTCAACTTCATCACCAGCTGGTGCTGGTTCTTCAACTGGTGGTATCTCTGAATCTTCAACTGGAGGCATTTCTGCGTCATCAACTGGAGGCATCTCTGTATCATCAACTGGTGGTACTTCTGTATCGTCAACTGGTGGAGCTTGTGGGTCTTCAGTAGGTACATCAGTATCATCAACTGGGATATCAGTTTCTAGGTCTTCATCAGCTTCACTTACGTAAGATTCATCACCTAAAATAATAGGTTTATCTAATTCTGAACCATATACTTTTTCGTCTTCACCCATATAAAAAGAATATTCAGATAATAATCTGAATTTTTTAAGTTCTTCTTTTAATAACTCTGGGTTTAATTTATTTTTTTTCTTCATCATCTTATTAGAATAATAATTGTCTGCCGTCTTCTGTTATTATTTTTTTGTTGATACGTTCAACTAAACTTTTATCTCCTTTGATTACGCATACACCAGAACTACAGTCCATATTTGGGTCGTTTCCTTGATTTAAATAAGCATCTAATGATGTATTTAAATTTTTTTCATTATCGTTTTGTTTATTATTTGTTTCCATACACAATTATTTAATCAATTGTTATTATATATTATAAATATCAAATAAAACTAAAAAATACGTGTTATGTTTAAAAACGTTAATTTATTATTATTTGTTAAGATGAATTTATCTTTGTAGTCGTCCCAGTTTATTTTAATAGATTTATAGTCTATGTTGCCAATAGAATTAGGGTTTGTTTCTTCGATTAATTTGTTTAAAGCATTTATTGTATAGATAGTACTACCTTTTTTATGTATTGGTAACGCACTTGGAAATAAGTTTTTTAAATCTAATGGTTTATCATCAGTTAGGGTTATCTTAAACGTAACAATAACTTTAGATTCATCATCTAAGTTCTTAAAGCAAAAGACAAACTTTTTGTCAATGTTAAATTTATTTTTCAAATAACTTAAAAACCATTCAACTCTCTCTGGGAATATAAATGCTGCTAGTAATATCTTTTTCGTCATGTGTTATAGAGTATAGGTATGGTATGTATTTATTAGGCAACCCTAGGTCTTCCACATACTTCTTATATTCTATAATTATTTCGTTATCACTCAAAAAAACGTTACTTAGACATTTAATTTTATTTATTATTTTACTTTCGTCTAAACCGACATATTTAATTAGTTTCAAATCAACTCCAAATATGAAATTATCGCCATTAATGTACATCATGTCAGATGTGTGGTATGTTACTATTTTATTAAAAGATTTTATTTTACGAATGATTTTTGTTAATATAGTTTTATTATATTGTATTACATCAACAAATACATAAGAACAGTTTTTCGCTAAATCATCATAAACTTTTTGGATGAACCAATTTAAATCTTCATCATACTTATCCCTTTTTTCATTTTTCTTAAAGGTCCAATATATGTTATCCTCAACTTTAATTTCTAAAATATCAAAGTCTGGATAAAGATTATTAACAGTGTCAAACCCTATAATTAATGTAGGCAACCCATGGATAATATTATCCATGGATTCTACAATGTTAAATTGTTCTGATATATCTAATTTATTACTTGTAACTATATTTGCAATCTTCATGTTACAAAATTACAAAATAATTTAGTTAATTACAAATAAAGTTTGACAGAATATTAACAAGTATCACCTATATTCTTAGCGTTTTCTATTAAATCTTTATATTTCTTAAAGAATTTTAATGGTATGTCTATGTGTTTATCATTAACTGGAATTAAGTTGTTTCTGTACTCTTCATTTACATATTTTCGTTTTTTATCGTATTTTGCTTTTTTAAGTTCCAATAAATTATTACCAATAAATTTATATTTACCCGTCCAGTTTGTTGGATTAAACATTATTTTAGTATGACACAACAGACTCACTTCATTATCCCCTTGCGAATTAAGCACCCCTTTAATATCCTTTTCTCTTGTTGAAGGGTCTATTAAACCAATAAACTCAAAATTTGCAGTACATTCATAACCCCAAATTTGTTGACCACCAGCTGAAAACCCAAATATTCCCTTACATCCAAGACATTTTTTATTTCCTGGATAAGTTTTTAGTATAGCGTCTACAGTTCTACCATTGTATTCTTCAAATACAACTGAGTCTGTTGGTAATCCAGCTGCAATCCATTGTTCTTCCATCCATTTAGCACCATATGGGGCAAGACCACCATAAACAATATAATCTAATGTTTTAGGTTTATTCTTTGATTTAGCTGGTGTTGACTTTTCATTTTTATCTGAACCTTCTTTTGGTTTCCATATATTATCACCAGACATTTTTTTATAGCTTAATATCTCAGCAACGTATTTATTACTAGGTATACCATAACTAGCAGCACACCCCTCTTTACCACTTTTCCATATACATAAATCTTTATTTTTTTTCTGTAATTCTACAGCTAAATTATAAGCTGCTGTTTTATCAGCAATACCATCTTTAAGAGCTTTAAGTAAATTTGGGTAAAGTTTAAATTTTTTACTTAATATAGTTTCATATGTTGCATCAACTCCATCTTCTTCTGTCTTATAGTTTTTAACTCCAATACTATTATAATTAGTAGCACCATCTTTTTTCCATGTTGTGTTTAAAGGGTTCCATGTTGCTTTACCACCTTCAGCTTGTCTAAAAGCTTTAAGGAAAAGTAAATTACCTTCTGTTTCTGGTGCACCTAATTTTTTTAATACTTTTTTAAAGAAACTAAGTGTTTCGGCATCACTAGTTTGAACAGCACCTTTAATTGAACCACCTTCTTCAGTACCATCACCTTTAACTTTAACCCCTTTACAACTATTTTTATCGAACACATTTTCACTACAATCACTTTTCTTAGGGTTTTTAACAATAGGGTCATATTTAGCATCATCTGGTACTGGAATTTTATAACCACCAACTACGTTAGGACTTGCTTTTACAAGACACATTGCTGATGTACCATGATATTCCCAGTGCCATACTTCTTGATAACTATTACCGTCTCTGGCCCAACTTGGATTAATAAACCCGTATTTATAAGAGTTATCATATAACCATTTCAAAGCTGGGTTTTTATCAAATTTAAATTCATCATCTGAACTACCACTACTTTTAATTGTAAATGGTTGTTTACCACTTTTATCATTCCATCCCCAGTCTATAGCCAATCCCCATCCATGGTATGATTTACCAGCTTTTGCTGCTATTTTACCATTTTTACCAGCTTTAATTGCTGCTTGTGAAGCATAACTTCTATACGTAGAACCAATATGTCCAAAATACCCAGCAGAATTCTTTTTGTATCCTTCTTTTACCATCCAGTCACCAAAATCATTAAGCATTTTATCAAAAGCTACCGCACCTTCGGCAATTATATAATCTGGGTTTGCTGTAACGTTAAAGTATTTTTTACTACCTCCAGTTAATTTTTTAGTGGTAACACAACCATAAGTTTTACCAAAATCAATATAACCATTTTCAACACCATTTTCAATTAATGTTGCTACTATTGGTTCGTAAGTACCGCTGGCTCTTTTGCCTCCGCCTCCGCCACCGCCTCCATTTTCGGAGTTTGAAAAATCAGAATTTTCAATTAAATTCTCATAAACTTCTTTAGCGGTTACCAATGGTGTTTTTGTATATTTAATTCTAACCCCTTTGAATTTAGTTTTCATTGAGTTTGGAATTATGGAATGTGAAACAGATGTAATCATATATGCTCCATGGAACATAGGTATATTATCTAATTGAAAATACATCATTGGTTGAATCATGGCATTACCCATCATTTCAATTTCAGCAGTATAACTTCTGACAGCATAAACGTTATATATGTTTTGACCCATATAACTTTTATTATTTTCTCTACCTTTTTGTGCTATATCATCTTGTATTTGCAACGATTCATCAGTTTCAGTAAATTCACTTTGGTCTAATGTAATATCTTTAAAAAGGTTTTGGTTTTGTTGACTATATTTAACCGAAAAGGCTCCAATAGGTTCTTCGTAATCAGCATTAACTTCAGATGTGAAATCTTCTGGTATACTAGGGTCAATATTGCCTTTATCACATCTTAAATCAAAACCATCATCTTTATATTCGTTGTCGTAATAATCTAAGTGTTGTGAACTTTGACCAGCATACACACAAACAAACGAAGGACCACATGTACCATTTTTAACTCTATCTGTAGAGTAATTATAAGGTTTAAATATTGATTCTAAATTTTCTTTGTCATTAAAATTAATAAAATTAGGTAACGGAATAAATTCAAAGTTGTTTGAAGCTAAAATTGATGTGATGGCTTCGTATGAACTCATATTTGTATTATTACCTATCCATTCATTAATTGGTGTTGGGTCAATATATAATAAATCACCAATATCACTAAAAGCTCTGCT